TTAGCTTAATTAAAAGCTAGGTTTATATTATCTAGATTAATTAAAATCTAGGGTTACAAGCTATGGTTGTATCTAGCATTTTTAGATTTACCACCTTGAATTGATTGGTTAATCGAATTCCAAATGCTCGACTTGACTGGCTTGTAATATTTTTGAAATATCAAAGAATTACTATTTAAATCTTTTAAGGCTCTAGATTTATATTTTCTAAATTCTCTATTATTTTGAATTCCGAAAGCTTTGTAATTATGCTTTGTTATTTCAAATGTTATTTTTGTTTTCATAAGTAAACTTATAATTTAGATAAAAAATAAAAGATATAAAATAATTAAAAATAATTTATTAAATAAGCTAGGAAATAAGCGAGTTTTTGAGGGTGTGACACATTTATACAGGCAACTATAAGTTGAAAATAGGGTTTTTTTGCCAAATCAAAGCAAATCAAAAAAGAAAATATAAAAGTTTTTAGAAATAAATAATGCTTAAAAACTTATAAAAACTTGTAAAAAGTGACTGCAATAAATAAAAAGATAATGCAACATAATAATTAAAGTTATCCACAATTAAATTATTAAGCTTTATAGGGTGTTAGATTGTGAGATTTAAAAGCTATAGACCGACCCCAGTTTCAAAAATTATTGAGGGTTACAGCTTGAGATTTGGCAAGGTTTTTAGAGGTATTGAAATATTGCTTTTAGTGTTGTTAAGCTTGAGATTTATTGAGATTGTTTGAGGGCTATTTCTTTTAAATTATATAAGCTTGATAATCTTTATATCTTTGTAAACTAGGAATATATTTATAGATAATTAGTTATATTTTTTAGATATAGTTATTATATATATATTTGTTGCTAATTAGAATCATTATAAGGTAGGTACATATGTGCCATGGGGGGTAGTGGGGGTATATATATAATGCTCATACAAAATACAGAGCTTTAGATGTAAACTAGATAGCCTCGCCCTGCTGTAAAGATTCACATAAGACTTGCTATATTGCTGGACTGCCCCAGATAGAGATAGGTGCTTCACCCCCTGGAGAGACACTAATTATATTATACACCCTCTTCTGCATTTGTCAACTCTAAATCAAAATAAATGTTGTCAACTAGATGTAAACTTGTTATAATGAATACATGAACAATAATTTTCTACCAACTAACTCTGAGAATAAACAGAGAAAACTAACAGAACAACAACAGACCTTTCTAGCAGCCCTTAGTGGTGTTGCTAAAGGTAATATAAACCTAGCTCTAAAAGAAGCAGGGTATGCTGACAGCTCAAAGTCTAATGTAATAGATTCCTTAAAGGAAGAGATAATAGATGTCGCCACAAAGATTCTAGCAAAGTCAGCACCTACAGCTAGTCAGAAGTTAGTGGAGATATTAGAAAGTGATGACCCAATACCACAAGTCAATGCTAAACTACAAGCTGCACAGACTTTGTTGGATAGAGTAGGTGTTGCTAAAAGAGATAAGCTTGATGTAACGCATTCAGCAGCATCAGGAATATTTATTATACCTGCTAAAGAAAAATTAATAGATGCTAATGCAGAGGATATTGATATAGATGATGAAGAGAAATAGTTCAACTATTCCTTTTGGTTATAAGTTAGGTGAAGATAATAAAACACTAGAGGTTGTTGATAAAGAAGTATCAGCATTAAAAGAAATGAAAGATGGTGTTAAGTCAGGTGCTTTTAGTTTAAGAGGAGCAGTTGAGATATTAGAACATCAAACAGGCAGGAAGTTATCAGCTATGGGTTTAAAGAAAATCATAGACAAAGATAAGCCTGAACCTAAAGTAGAATCAAAAGGATTGTTAAGTAAGAATGTCTGACGAAAAACCAAAAAGACAATATAACTATAGCTATGCTCATAAAGCTAAGATGGCTTCAAGGAAAGCTGTTAAAGCTAAGGAGAAAGAAATAGCTAGATTAAAAAAGAACTTGGAGAATAAGACAAGAAGACTTCGAGATAAAAAAGAAACTTTGAAAGTAGTACAAAATGCCGAAACAAATAAAGAAACGAAAAAAGGTTTGGTCATCGAAGAAGACAAACTTGATACCTTACCTAGTCCTGTTAAAAAACTCATTGAAGAAGAAAAAGAAAGAGTAGTATTTAAACCAAACGCAGGACCTCAAACAGATTTTTTAGCAGCACCTGAACAAGATGTATTATATGGTGGTTCTGCTGGAGGTGGTAAATCGTATGCTATGTTAGTAGACCCATTACGATTTATGCACATTAAAGAACATAGAGCATTACTATTAAGAAAGTCTATGCCAGAATTAAGAGAACTAATAGATAAATCTAGAGAGTTGTATCCTAAAGCTTTTAAGGGTGCAAAGTTTAGAGAAGTTGAAAAGATATGGAGATTCCCTTCAGGAGCTTCATTGGAGTTTGGTTATCTTGATAGAGATGCTGATGTTTATAGATACCAAGGACAATCATATACCTGGATAGGTATTGATGAGTTAACACAGTATCCAACAGAGTTCCCTCTCCAATATTTGCAATCACGATTGAGAACAACAAACAATGATATACAATGCTACATTCGGTGTACTGCAAACCCTGGAGGAGTTGGAGGAAACTGGGTTAAGAAAAGGTATCTAGACCCAGCTCCTCCTAATGAAAGTTTTAAAGGTCAAGATAAAATAACAAGAAAGTTTATACCAGCTAGATTAGAAGATAACCCTTATCTATCTGAAGATGGTAAGTATGAACAGATGTTACAATCCTTACCTGCTGTACAAAGAAAACAATTACTAGAAGGTAACTGGGATGTTTCTGAAGGAGCAGCATTTACAGAGTTTGATTATGATACTCATGTAGTTGAGCCTTTTGATTTACCTAGACATTGGGTAAGAGTAAAAGGAATTGACTATGGTTATGCAGCAGAATCTGCAGTAGTGTGGGGAGCAGTTGACCCAACAGATGAAACATTAATTATTTATAGAGAACTATATCAAAAAGGTTTAACAGGTGAAGACTTAGCTACAAGAATCTTTGAGTTTGAAAAAGAGGATAGGTTGTCTGTAAGTGGGGTGTTAGATGGAGCTGCGTGGGCAAGGACAGGTGCTACTGGTCCAACTGTAGGGGAAGTACTGTCTAGAGCAGGACACAAGCTTAGAAGGGCTGACAAGAACAGAATTCAAGGCAAGATACAAATACATGAAAGATTAAAACTAAACGACAAAGGTCGACCCAAGCTTCAGATATTTAAATCTTGCCCTAACCTAATTAGAGAAATACAATCTATACCTATTGACCCTAGTAGACCAGAGGATGTAGATACTAAAGCATCTGACCATGCTTACGATGCTCTAAGATATTTAGTTATGTCTAGACCTAGAGCAACTTCAGTATGGGAAGAAATGTCAAACAAAAAAAGATGGACACCATCAGACCCAACATTTGGATATTAATATGAGAGATAAAATAAAAGAAAGTTTAATAGCACACGCAGAAGGACATATAAAAAAGCATACTGCAAATGTAGAAATATATTTAAATAACTCAATAGGTATTGGAGAGCATTCTGATATATTAGAAACTATTGAAAAAGAATTAGAGATGATAGCTAAGTATGATGACCAGCTTCATGTATTAAGAAAGTATTTTTAATGCCTTTATATACTTTTAAAAATACTCAAACAGATGAGGAATATGATGAGGTTATGACATATGAAGAACTTCAAGAATATTTAAAACAAGAACATATACATCAAGTATTTAAAATGAATATATATAAATACTCAGATGGTGGTGGAATTAAAGACCAGTTTACTGACTGGGCTAAAGATAGCAATGTATCAGGTAAAGGTAGCTTTGACCCTTATGGAAAAGGTAAGAAAGGATTTAGTAAGTTAAAACAACAACAGGAGGAGAAGAAGGGTAATGGTTAAAAAGAAGATTAAAATAAATACTAAAGCTGTAAGGGAAATAGATAAATATCCTTTAGTTTCTGTGTACTGGCTTGATATTTGCTCTGATAGCTCCTGGCAATCTATTGATGGTTGTAAGAAAGCAAAGCTTCCTGTTTGTGTTACAAAAGGTCATTTATTAACTCAATCTAAAGGAGTGACTAGAATATTTGGAGATTATTCTCTAGCTGATGAGGAGTCAGGTAGAATTGAAGAGATTGGAAACAGCACGATTATACCTAATAGTGTTATCGTGGAAATTAAGAAAATAGTTGACAAAGGGTAATAATAACTGTATTATTATATTACTGCAGAAATAATTTAAGGAATTATATATGGCTACTTACGACCAGATTAGAGAAGATACAAATCCAGTTATGGATGAAGCAAAAGAAGATGAAACTATTTCTAATCTTGTTGCTAAAATAAATTCTAGATTTCAACAATGTGAAACTACTAGAGAAGATGATGAAGATAGATGGTTACAAGCTTTCCATAACTATAGAGGAAGATATTTTAAAAATGTAGCTTTCAGAGACCATGAGAAATCTAGAGTCTTTGTTAAAGTTACTAAGACAAAAGTACTAGCAGCATATGGTCAATTGATTGATGTATTGTTTGGTGCAAATAAATTTCCATTAACTATTCAAGAAACTAGAGTACCTGAAGGTATAGATGAGTATGCTCATTTAAATCCATTAAAAGAACAAATGGGTATGAATCAAAATGAACAACCCACTCCTGGTATTGAAGGTAATATGGATTATACTCCTGGTGAACCTATCATACAACAATCAAATGGTGGGTTAGGTTTTCCTGGTGATGGAAATGATTTAGCTCCTGGTGCAACTTTCGGTTCATTAAACAATGATGCTAACTTAGGTTCTTTAGAAAAAGAATATGAAGATGCAGATT